AGAAATCTGCTGGTGTGCAATAAAGAATTGAGATCCCAAGAAAACAGAACAGAAATTCCGTATCCCCCAAATGGATGTTATAAGAAAAATAGGGAATTAAATTCTATAAAAATGATTTTGTGGCATATTTTCAAAGAAATAGAGAATAAAATACCCTAAAAATTTTTTGCCTTTTCCGCAAAAGTTGTTGTGACAAGATCTTTGTAAGGAACACGGGTTTTTAGTTCGCCGGAATCCTCCAGAATATCCTGAAGAAGTTCAAAGCTTTCTTCCTCAAAAACGAGATTGTTTTTCCAAGTATCCTGATCATAGTATCTTGTTACGATTGCTGTAATCGTATCAAGATCCGTTTCTTTGAATTGGGGAGCGATGACTTCGGCGATTTCTTTTGGAGAGTGAGCACGCACAAAATTCATTCCTTTTTGAAGGGCATTTGTAAATTTTTGAATGGTCTCAGGATTCTTTTTGAGATAGCTTTGTTTGGCACAGAACGCAGTGTATGGAACATATCCGCTGTCAGTTCCGAGAGAAGCTACCACGTGTCCTTTTCCACCAGTTTCCAGAGAAGTGGCATGAGGTTCAAATTCTACAGTGAAATCTGAATCATCCTCAGAAAAAGCTGCTGCAGTAGAGCCAAAGTCAATATTCTGATTGATCTCTAAATCTTTGGCAGGGTCAATGCCATTCTGGCGGAGAATATACTCAAATACCATCTCCGGCATACCACCTTTTCGCCCACCAAGTACTTTCTTTCCTTTTAGATCATCCCATGAGAAATCCGGCATTTCTTCCCGGGCGACAAGGAAGTTGCCTGCGCGCTGTGTCAGCTGTGCAAAGTTGACGACATAATCATTAGCCCCTTCGTTGTAAGTGTAGATGGAAGCTTCTGATCCCATAAAGCCGATATCTGCCTCGCCGGAGAGAACGGCGGTCATTGTCTTATCGGCACCAAATGGGGCAATATAATTAGTACAAAATAATTTACAAAAAATCTACCTCTTTTATTGTGCAATCATCATTAAGGTGTATCTGTTTTATTATGGACCGCCAAAATGCCCTACGATTCTCAAGTGATAAAGAATCATACATTTCTTTAAAGTCTGTCCGCAGAAGCTTTTCTAGCTCAGAATAATTGCGTTTCGGTTCTTCAAGTGAAGGATCAGAGGCAGCGAAAGCGAGTTCCTCTTCTAATCGCTGGTATTCTTCATCGTAATAATCGAAAG